ATCTTCTTCGTCGCCATTACATGCCGCCGCCCAGCAGCCGGGTGGTGCCGACCCCGCCCTGCATCCGGGTCTCAGGGGTGGACATCATCGTGGCGGCGCGCCCGCGACGGCGGCGCATCCGGGTGGACTCGATCTCGCGCTGCTTCGCCACGTCGGTCTCGGGCGGCGGGGGAGGCGGCTCAACCTTCGGCATCTTGGGTTTGAACAGGCCGGACATAACGCACCTCGCGGTCGTGGTTGCGGCGAGTCTAGCCTAGGACTGGGTAGTCCGCTACTGCCGCCCCGGGCCTTGCCCGCTGGACCGTGCCGCGGAATGGGCGCCGCCCCTTGGCGAGGTAGCGCAGGGCATCGGCGTGGTGGCTCGACCAGTCATGCAGCGGGCGATCCTTGAACCGCTGGAGCCGCTCGTCGTACTCCCGGCGGTACTGCCGGATGGCATCCATCGCGCGCGACATCCTGGCCTTGGCATCCTCCGGCTCCTCGCCGGGGAACGGGTCCGGGTTCGCGTTCCACTCAACCGTGGGCAGCATCTGGCGCACCGCGCTGATGCCGTCGTCAACGGAGTCGGCCTCGAGGACCCGCGGCTTCAGGCCGTAGCCGGCGGCGGTCTCGAGCCGGGACTTGCCCGACCCCCACTCCTTCACCGCCCCGTCGTGCGGCCAGATATGGTCGCCGTAGACATAGTCCATGGCCAGGAGCTTCTTGGCGTACCAGTCCAGACCGACGCCCGACCCCTCGAGGACGTTGATGATGCGGATCTTGTGGCCGACGAACTGGTAGAACCAGATGACCGTCGAGTCTCCGATGCCGATGTCCCATGCGGTGCCGACCGGTTGGCCGACCACGTGCGGGAAGGGGCCGACCCGCCCGTCCTGCTCGGCGCGGCTCATGGCATCGCCGTAGTATGAGCCGGGGATGTCGGCATCGAAGTCGCAGTAATACTCCTGCCGGATGATGGCCTCGGCTTCCTTGTCGCCGCGCTCAACCTTCAGCTCCTTGCGCTCGCGTCGGATGGTCTCAATCGGGATCGCGCCTGTGTCCTCAACCGTCAGCACCTGCCCGAACCAGTCGCGGTCCTTCCGGGCGTAGTCCACCATTCTGGCGAAATGGTTCCGGCCACGCGGGGTCGAGATGAAGATGGCCCAGCCGTTGTTCTCCGCGAGGATGGGGCGCAGGAAGGCCCATGCGTTGGGGTCGGCGAGCGCATACTCGGAGAACACCACCCCCATGGGCGGCGAGCCGATCAGGCTGTTGTAGTTGTCGCTGCCGACCACCTGCCAGGTGCTGCCGTTCTTGAACCGCAGGAACATGTCCTGCTCGCGGGTGGTCTCCCGCAGCTCAGGCGGGAAGGCGGCGTCGATGCGGCGCCGGCCAGTGTGCGGGTCCACCGCGTCCCAGATGGCCTTCCGCGACTGGTTCGCCTGCGGGAGCATGTGCCAGATGCCACCCACCCGGGTCATGGCGCTGACCGCCGCCCAGTGCAGGGACAGGTCGTCCTTGCCGGATCTGCGGTGCCACGCGAGCGCGAGCCGCTTGCAGCCGCGCTCGAGCGCCGACCATGCGGGCATCTGGTAGTGGCGCGGCCTCCAGCCGTTAGCCGGCAGGTGGATCGGCATCGGTGAACCGCACGACGTTGACCGTCAGGCCGACATTGCCCGAATGCTCGACCTCGGCCTTGTCGCCGTACCGCTTGGGCAGGAACTTGGAGGCGAACCACTTGCGGGCATCGAGCTCGACCCGGGCCTGCTGCGCGTCGATGACGCCGTTCCGCATGTCCTCGATGACCTGCTCGGCTTTCTCGACCTGATCCTGCGCCAGTGCTTCCAATGCGCGCGCGTAACTGTCACCAGCTGTTACCTTCAGCGCCGCGGCTCGGAAGGTCGCCCGATTGATGCCGACCTGCAGACAGGCGGCGTTCTCCGACATGCCGTCCTCGATCAGCGCGAGGACCGCCCTGACCTGTTCCGCCCTGTCTGGCATCACTTCGCCATCAAGCGTCGGGCGGCGGCGCCCTTGCCGGCCTTCTTGGCGGACTGGCGGGCGGTGTTCATGGCGATGGCGACCGCCTGCTTCTGGGGTCGGCCGGCGCGGACTTCGGTGGCGATGTTGCGGCTGATGGTCTTCTTCCCGTATCCCTGCATGAGCGGCATGGTCACTTCCCCTTGTTGCGGTTGCTGATTGCCCGGGCCTTGGCCTTGGCGTCTTCCTTGGAGCTGGCTCCCCATGCCCGCAGCGCGAGCGCGAGGCGGGTGGGCTTGCCGTCCTTCCCAACCATGGGTCCGGGCATGTTGCCCATCCGGGCGAGGAAGGAGGCGCGGCGGGGGTTGTCGCCGGACTTGACCGGGGCCTTGAGGTTCATGCCCTCGGCCTTGGCGGATCGGCGACCGGCCTCGTTGAGACCGCCCTTCGGGTTCTGCCCTGCCTTGCGCTGCCATGCCGGGGTCTTCATACCAGGTTCACGTCTCCACGGTCGGACGGTGGTCTGCCCCCGGGTCCGCCCGGTCTACCCGGCGACGGGGTCGGCTGCGGCCCTCCGAGGCCCGCTGCGGCGACTCCGGCGGTAGCCCTAGGGGCGAGCCGCGGCACCCTGCCGGCGGCCCCACCGAGGCTTGTGCGGCCCCTGCGGCGGCGAGGGTCGAACGGGTCTTCCCCCTCGAGGTCGCCGTTGTCGCCGAGCAGCTGCGCCTTCGCCATCACTTGCGCCCGAGCGCGGTCTTCATCGACTCCCGGAATGCCTTCGCGGTCGGCGCGCCGGGGCTGCCGGGTTTCCGCATCTTCTCGCCGGACCCTTCCGCGATCCGCTTGCGCTTGGCCCAGATGTTCGCGTACAGGCCGGGTCTATTCGCCATCGGGGGTCTCCTTGCTGTCAACTGCCGGTCGCCGGACCAGCGCCCCGCGCGCGAATGTCAACACGGTCGCGCTGGCCTTGGGCGGTGCGGGTCGGTTGCACTCGTGGCATCGAATCCAGTCGCCCATGCCGTCCGCCACCCAGCCAGAGCTGTTGCAGTTGAGGCAGCGGGCGAACCGGATGCCGTCGTCGGCGCTCATGCCCTGATGATAGCCCGCCCCTACCGGTCGGGCAATGCCTCGCGGATCAGCGGCACCGCATCCTCGAGCCGGAACATGACTAGCCACCCCTGCCCGTCGCCACGCATGGCGACCACCGGGACTTCCCCGGTGCCGGCGGCTGCGGCGGCCTGGTCCATGAACTGGTGGACCGCGATGGCCTTGCGGCGCTTCACCTCGACCCGGAACTGCGCGATGGTCAGGTCGTCGCCGCCGTCTCTGGCCTGCGCGAGGTTCCTCGAGACCACCCACCCCAACTGCTCGGTCAGCAACTGCGCGAGCTCGCGTTCCCCGGCTGCGCCCTTCCTGCGTTGGCTTGCGCTCATCGTTCACCCCGGATGATGTAATACAGCAGCAGCAGGAGACTAATCACGCCGATGATTGCGTAGACCCCTAGCACGATGACCAGCAGATAGGTGATCAGCTCGTTCAATCGCGCTCCTCTGCGCTGTGCCAGTCGCTCTGCCGCTTCAGGAACTTCGGCCACTCTAGCACGGTGACCCAACTGCGGTCCTCGATCAGCACCTGGTTGGTCGGCTGCGCGGTATACCTGCCGTTGTTGAGCGCGAGGAAGTAGAACTCCTTCGACTGCTCCGGCGCCGCGCTGAAGGCATCGCCGACCGGGGCCAGCGTGAACAGGTACATCCCGCCATGCTCCGCGCCGCTCCGCAGCCGCGCCTTCGCGTTCATGTTCGACAGGTACGGGTAGTCGAGCAGCGCGAACTGCCAGCCGTATGCGTCCCATGTCTGTGCGTCCGACGCCCGCCATGCCGGCGCTCCGGGCTTGGAGGCGAGCTGATGCAGCGGCACGTTGCGGTAGACCGCCCCGCACTCAAGCAGGACGTGACACCCGAACGCCCGACCGGGCCACGACGTGAGACCGAACCAGACCGCCCGCAGCGGCTCATGCTTGCCGATCGCATCGCCGTCGATCCAGACGTACTGGTGCGCCGGCAGCGGTGCGGTATGCGTGTGCAGGGTCACTTGCGCGGCCCCGCGCACTCGCCCTTGAACATCCGCTCGCAGCGCCCCTCGCTGCTCATGCAGCCGGGATAGCCGCAGGCTGCTTGGTCGCCCCGCAGCCGCGTCACCTCGGCCTCGAGCTCCGTGATGCGGGCGGCGTACCACGCGCATCGCTTGAGGGCGCTCTCACACTCGCGTCGCCACTCGTCCGGCGTGTGCTGCTGCGCTAGCCATGCCTTGTCCCACTCGTCCAACTCAATCGCCATGGATGTCCTCCACTTGTTGGATGCGTTCGCCGATCCACCTCATGCAATTCACCGCCATCGAATTCCCGAGCGCCTTGTAGCGCGGCCCGTCTGGTGCTTCGGGCTTCTTGCGCCACGGGATGTTCGTAAAGCCGTCAGGGAAGCCCTGCAGCCGCTCGCACTCGACGGGCGTGAGGCGGCGGACTTGCATCACAGTCGCCACCGGCTGCGCGACCACGGTGCCTTCCTTCCCGCTTCGATTGCTGTCTGATCGCATCGTGTCGCTGATGCTGTCCTGCATCCAGTAGCCTTGCCCTGACTCGCGCATCGCCACCGGCTGCATCACAGACGGGACACCGCCCATTGCGTTGCCATTGCCAACGCGCAGCGAATGAGTCGCATCGCCGTCGATGGCGCCGTTGTAAAGGTCGGTCGCCACCGGCTGCGCGACCGCCACCGTCGCAGCGCCGCCCTTCGACCCGCAGCCCATCGCGTGCGTCGTGCCGTCCTCGCTGCTGATCGGGTCTTGCGTTGGGTGGAAGGCGACGGGCTGCGCGACGAACTGATCCTGCGCCGCCGCCAGCGTGAAGGCGCGCTCCTCGCTGCCGAGGTAGCCCTTGCCAGCCTGCTTGCCGATGTTGGTGCTGCCGCGACTGC